NTAGCGTCATAACATGCTCAGTGTCTTTATCGAAATAAATATAATCAGTGATAGTAAGCCCAGCAAAAGTAGGCGAAGCTGAAGTCTGGATATCTTGGATAGTATTTAGAGTGATGAAATCTCCCCCATCTGCATAACTCAGGCTTGCTCCTGTCCGAAGAACTCCATCACTCGAAGCTGCACCAAGATAGCCGGCTGTTGCTCCAGAATCAATACCTACTTTTTCATCAGAAGTAGCTGCAAGTCCAGCATCCACATAGGCTTTTATACTTTGCTGAGTAGCCACGTTTGTATCCGAATCGGAAGCCATGTTATCTTCATCCAGGGCAGCGTAATGCTCAGTAGCAACAAATCCAGCAAGTTCATCGTGAGTGCGCCAAATCAAATTGCCTGAATTATCCGTTCCTAAAACCTCATTTGCAGGACCATCAGCAGCAGGAAGAACCCAGATCTGATTCGCAGATAAAGCAGGAGCCTCAAAGCCTACATAATTGCCGTTGTCGTAGAACCTAACTTCTGCATTTTCGTATAGAGCTACATAACCTGAAGTTCCAAAATTAGTTGAGCATCCTTCACCGGCTACCCAATTTATATGCTCATTCGACACAAAAGCAGCAAGTTCGTCATGAGTTCTCCATATAAGGTTTCCTGAATTATCCGTTCCTAGGACTTCATTCGCTGGCCCATCAGCAGCAGGAAGAACCCAGATCTGATTCGCAGATAAAGCAGGAGCCTCAAATCCTACATAATTCCCATCATCATAAAACCGGAGCTCCTTTTTAGAATGAATACTTACATCTGAAGTAACATCAAGGGTTCCTTGGATCTGTGTGTTTCCTCCTACGTCAAAAGGATAAGAAGGGGTATCATCAAGAATGCCTATCCTTGAATTATCCGCATCAAAGCACATAAGATGAACAGAAACAGTACCCATTGGCGTGTCATAATGAACATGGAATTTCTTATCGTCTGCAGCGATTCCTAAAGCAAAGCCATAGTCAGTATCAAGACATTCCCATTGTCGCCAGGGACTAATTTTACAGGAGATCCTGGAAGCGATTGTTTCCTCGCCCTTAGAAATATGAAAGATTTCTTTAGGAGCACCATGACCTATGGCAACTTTACCTGATTTATAATAAACAGTTGAACCAGACTTACTCCAGAATGGCCATGCCCAACTTAATTCACCCTTGCCATCTGTTTGAAGAAACTGACCTTTTATACCATATTCATCGGGTACACCTTCAAGATCAGAAAAGTAGGATACTGATGAACTAGAAACATTACCTGCCTCGACCAAGCCAAGTCGCTCAGGTATATCATCAACCTTAAAACCAGGCTCTCTTCCAAGAGACTCAACTTTGTTAAAAGTAGGACTCAACCAGGGATTTGATTCCTCCGTCCTAGGCTTAAAAATATCTTTTTTCTTTACTTCGGTTACTAAGCCCATGGAGCCGTCCCTTTTACTATTTCAATAAATCTTCCTATGACCCTTTTGGGATAACAATAATCCTGCATCCAAAGCCTTGAGTCATGAGAAGCTTTTTTAAGAGCATCCCTGTTGGATAGAAAATAATCAATCCCATAATAAAGACTTCTCTCATCTTCAACTAAATGAAAAGGCTGTATTCCGCTTCCCCAAGTTTTAAGAGCAAATTCCTGGGCTTTATTCATGCCGGTAATTGTAGGAATTCCCAAGCTCACCGACTCCCATCCACTTTTGCCTGGAGTGCGATCAGAGATATTATCAAAGGCTATATGCCAATTTCGCTTCCTTTTAAGACATTCTTTATTGTCAACACCGGTCACTATATCCATCTCTATGTTATAGTGTTTCTCCCTCAATCTTTTAAAAGCAGAGACAAAAATATCCGTATCTTTTCTAGCCGGCTCGGTTGGAGATTGTCCTATTATAATTTTATCATCAAAAGATCTCACTTTAGGCTTATATTCCCTGTCAAAAATTGGAATATAAACAGGCATCCATTTCTCATTCTTATAGAAAAAATTAGCGTTAAAACTAAAGGGCTGAACAGTTGTGAAATCATAATGGTGAAAAAGGTTTCCGCTCTTGAAGAGATCGTTTCTCCAGTTACCTCTAAGCGAAGGGCTACATTGACCATTAAAGAGGATACGTTTGCCCTTCAGGTGCTTGCTCCAGTCCAAATTGCCTATATTAAAGCTATAGTCCTGCATAAAAAACACAAGAACGTCCGATTCATCAATTATTCTCATTATTTCGGGGTCATCATTTTTAAAAATAATGTCTTTCTCAGTCATCATATAATTCTGCCCTGCTGTTAAAAGCCGGCAGGAATGATTCGTATATTTATTTACACCCTCGGAGAGAAGTATCTTGCCACCGGCAAAATCAAAAGGAATAGATATAAGCAGTATATTCATCAATCTCCCTTAATTTCGCCCTTCCTTGCCATAGGAGCATAGAATTCTTTGAACCAATTAAGTTTTATATCGCTTCCAACGTCCTCTGCATTTGTAAATTCAGTAGCAAGATATTTACCTCTTATGGCTTTTTCAATTTGATTTTTTATAGGAAGCCTTATGCTTTGATCCGTTGAACTTGGGGTAGCTCCTGAAAGAGATTTTGTTCTTTTTACATCTTTATCAAAATTTACGTAATGATTAATAGTCAGGGTTTTGCCGGTAGGAGCTTCATACTCAATTTCTGTCATAGGAAAGTTTTGATATTTAGGAAACTTCCACCATCCGGTCCGGATAGCAGCAGTTATGTTTGTTCCAAAGTCCTGAGTTCCGCTTTCGCACGTGCCTACATAGGCATCTCTTGTCCCCATATAAAGCTGAATTTCTTTACTCGAATCCCTGGCCTCACAAAGACATGAGGGAGTCTTAGAGAAGCTAAAGGTATAAAATGCAGATTTAAGAAAATTGCAGATAACAGTGATGGCAGACAAGGATCCTGTTCTATCCGGAATTGAAAGCCAGACTTCATCTCTAGAGTAAAGTTGAGCAGCCATGACTTTATCAGCATTGGTCTTATCAACGGATTGAAGTGTTGTCCTAACAGCCTTTGAGAATTTAGTAGTAAAGGTTTCCTCGCCATTAAATACTTCCCATCCTTTAAAGCTCAAATACATCAAAAGTCCATGCGCCTCGAGTAAAGACCAAGGAGCAATATTGCCATTTGTTTTGGGGCCATGATAAGCACCATAGGTCCCATCCAGCCTTTTTCTCACATAGCTTATGGCATGCCTTTTAAAAATATAGAAAAGACCGCGATACTCGATCATGTTCATGATTTTATCGTTACTGATTCCACGTCTAGCACTCACATAATGATTGCTGGTATCAAAAGAATCTGGAACCAAAGTTTTTGAATAATAGACAATGTTATCATCATCATCTGCTATCCAAAGCCTTCCATCCCACCATTCAGCATACTTTCCTAAAGGAGCAATATCATTATCCTCGGCCATAGAAGAGCCAAGCAAGGCATCAGGAAGATTGTCAGTAAAAGTCGTTGTAGTGTTGTCATTTATTACAGCAACAAGGTAATAAGTTGAACCCCCTTTCAGAGTCCTATAAACCTTCCTTTGGTCTACCTGAGCATCAGAAGAAGTAGGAATGCTTGTTATATCAACCTTTTGATCTGAAGGAGTGGTGCTCAAGGCATTACAGGCAAATTCCCAGTAATCGTTCAAGGTATGACCATTTACGGCTCCCCATGTAAGCTCAATTCCAAAGGGAAGATAGATAGTTGTGGCCAAGGGTATTGACGTTGAAATCCATGTTTCTCCTCCATCGTCAGACCACTTCATAGTATCAGGACTTGCCACACTCGAATCTATCTGGACTCTTATCGTCATATCCTCGCTGCCTGTATATGTTCCCCCTGGAGTTAAATCATCTAAGCCTGATCCGGTTTGGGTAGCAGTTCCAACAGTTGATTTTATGGGATTGCTTTCATTTGGATAATTACCAGATCTGGCATAAGTAAAGGCATATCTGTAGACTCCCTTAAGATTGCCTGTTTTTATGTCACCATTCTTAAGTTTAATCCAATCTGTGTAAGCGATTGATGCAACCGTAGAGCCATTAAGCACAAGCTCTATCCTGCCAGGATTTGAAGTATCTTTATTCGCACAGCTATGTTCTCCCATAGAAATGTCATCAACAAAAGCCTCTACAGTTTCATTTTCTGGATCTGAGGACTTGACAGCAAGTTTTAGTGTATGCCACGTATCCTTAATTGTGATAGGACAAGCTCCTGCTATATTTTCTTCCCAATACCATTCACACTGCTCTATTTCAACAATCTCGTCTTGGCTCCTTCTGCTCCTTATTGTTTCGCATCTTCTTCTTCTTTCCATTCTTCTTTTCAGAATAACCTTCCAGTTTGTACCATCATAAATAGACATTTGTTGAGAGCTTACTCTAACTTTTAACTGGATCCTCCCATTATAAATATTTAATTCAAAGTGGTCGCTATCAGCCACAGTCCCCATCTCATCAAAATAAATCTTCACCTCAAAAGTATAATCAGGTGATATTGTAGTTAAGTCACGCCTTCGTTTTGCAATATCTCCGGATGCTCCGGTGGTTAGAAATTTAAAACAACTTTTAGAGTCGTAAGTCGCCTGCGTACTAGCACCACTTCCGGCATCGTCATCAGTCCAATCGGCTATGCCTGCACAATCTTCATCAAGATCAAGGTCAAGAAATTCTGCTGTTATTGTAGGCGCTGTAGTTGGCGCGGTGATCCCAACTTGAACTTTTGTGCCATCGGGAAGAATCATGATGTTTTCGATTTCAGTTATTATGATTTGCTTTCCCTGAACATCGAGAACCTTGACAGGATGGGTTAAGTTAGAGGCCCAGCTATGAATAGAAGTAAAGTCTCCGCTTCCTACTTTTCGCCAGACTTTATCTTCGGTTATAGCAAGCTGACAAAAAGTGCCATCTTCGTTGTAGTAAGTATGATAACAATAAACGTCCGTCCAACTATAGCCATCTTCTGATCCAATCCTACCGCCTGCTCCAGGAGTGCCTGATATTCCTGTTACGCCATCTCTTTTTTCGCAGCGCTCACCATCATCAGAAACTCTCCAGTTCGACATCTCGAGAGCCTTTGTAAAAGCAACATCTGTAACAGCAGAAAGTTCATCCATTCCCTCATTGAGTTTTATCTCAGGGCTTTCCCTAAGATTCTTTATTTTTTCTACACTCATCTTCTAAAAAAGCCAGACTTATCATAGAAAGCCTTGTCTCTCCTGTCCCTGGATATTCCTGCAAGAACAGATCTATTAACAAACTTAGGCTGTTGCTGGACTCTGTTTGTAAGGGCATTCTTCACCCTTTCATGCTGAATCTTATAAAGTGCTACGGGACCTGTAATATCCCTATCATTCATGTATCCGATTAAAATTGCAGCATCAAGGGGGATAAGCTTGTGAGCCATTCTGGGGATATAAACCGGTCCATCGGCAGCTACGGATGCTGCTTCAGGTTTCACAATCCAGCATCTAGCCGTTCTAGTCGCTGAAGGTGTAGGCCAGAAAATAATTGTAGTACCCTTCAGGAACCATCCTTCAGGATCCTCGGCAGTTTCCCCATCATAATCATCTCTAGTTGTTACTGGTGTATAAGGAATGAGCTCATAGCTCCGGTCTGCTATTTTTCTCTGCATAGCCCAAATTTGGAGCCATTCTGCTGTAAGGTCATAATCGTAGTCACCAGAAGTAATAGAAATATCCTCATAGTCGAGAAAATCCTCTGGCATATATTCAACAAGGTCTAAGACAACATCCTCGGCAGCCCAGTCTATAAAAAAATCAAGAACTACATCACCGCTAGGAAAAAGCGTTCCAGAATCGGTTTCCCATTCCTTCGTGATATTCCTTACTGCTGTTCTTAATTGCGCTAAAGTCATTTTAACCTCAGTCGGCCTTGAACCAGCCTCGGACTGTTATATAAACATAAGTCCAATTAGCTGAATCATCCAACAGATATTGAATTTTGCGGTTTTCATCAAGCTTTACCCATCCACAGGCATTGTAAGAAACATTTGGTCCTTGAGTTGTAAATGGTGCAGCGTTACGACTATATTGCTTCCCTTTCTCAGTTAATATGAGCCATTTATTTGCTGACGTAGCTCTTACTACAATCCTCAAGTGAACTAACTGACCTGCTCCTTCTTCTGGAACTATCGTAGATAAATCTAATTCATGAATTGCTCCATCAGCCACTAAGTCATCTTTAGTAAAATCGTAGTTCGCAGGATCTCCTCTATCCACATAATTATAAATCACTGGAGGAACCTCCTTTTCATAGATTTGTTTTAAATACTGACGATTATTCAGGAGAACTTCAAGGAGGAGCGAAGTATTGTAATTTAAGGGATAATTACCCCTTTCGTCCTCTAAAACAGTGTCACTTAAAGCAATATCATCCCAAATTTCCTGGTCTGTTCTCATGACAAGCCTCCCTAAAGATCGGTTCTAAGTTGAATCGTTGCTGTGGTTCCTCCGCTTATAGTCGCAATTTTAAGTCCAGGCAACTTAAGTGGTGGAACAAAGGGAAAGAATTTTGGATTGGCTCCGGCAGGATCGGCCCACAAATGAATAACAGGATTATCGTCATCGTCTGTTATTTCAAGTTGATCACCTGCGTTGTTCGGAATAAAATAAATATGCTGTATCTCAAGTCCCTTAGTGGTGACCTCGCCTACCTCGTCAATCGCCCACTGTTTAGTGGTTGAATTATAGGTATTACTCATCTAAGCCTCCCTAAGTAAATATTTTTTTCCTCCCGAGATTATGAATTCTCATGTATCCTTCAGCCATCATCTCATGAGCAAGCTCCCTTTTTTTCTTCTTCGATTCTACATTGAGGCTATTGAGATAATTCAGGTATTTTTTTGAATCTCCGGCATACTTCCTTCCTGTATGTTTTCTTTCTCTGAGATTATTCAAAGCCCTGTCATTCAGCCTTCTAAAAACAGCCAGAGTAGGTCTTACAACAACAAGCCCTCCCTCTTTTACAACATTCATCTGTTTCTTAATCTCGTAATACTGATATTTCTTGTTAAAAACAACAAAATAGGTAGGATCTATAATCTCAAGCTCCCTCTCAAACCATTTAGGAGCGTGCATCTTCCTTTTCCTCCTCTTTCTCTTCCTTAGTTTTCAGATTATGGATCCTCTCACAAAGGAGAAATGTATCTCTTGTAATTTTCTCTGTTTGATCAAGCTTTTTAACTTGATCTTTTAAATACCCTGCTTCCGCATCAGTAAATTTAATCTGCTTTCGGCCAAAGTCGGCTTCTTTTTCGTCATCCCATTTAACTCCACCATCCGGTGTGGGCTCCATCCCAACTTTATCCATCTCATCCTGGCTCAATTCAGTCTTTGTAACAATGTCCCTCATAATCCTCTGCGCAATAAGATTCCCTTCTCTTGGAAGTATCTGAGCTATCATGAGCCTTTCCTTCACTCCCAACTTAATTTTCACCCCAAATTCTTTTGCTGGCACACGCTGTTTGTTTTTTTGTGCGCACATCTAAAACTCCTTTATTTTGAAATATGGGGAGGCCGTAACCTCCCCTGAGAATCAATTCAATTATTCAATTAAGCTGGCGCTGCATCATAGCAGCTAATATAAAGAGCCTGTCCTGTTGCTACATCATAAACTTTGATATAGCCGTCAATGTTGCCACTTTGAGTCAAGGCTGATCCGGCAGTGAACGATTCATCTCCATTGTTGCTATCAAATCCGGCAAAATATGTAAACTGCGCTCCGGAAGCTCCACTCTTCAAGTAAATAGCATAGGTAATATCCTTCGCATAGGTAGTAAGAGAGTTGTTCACTATCTCGATTCCAGCTTTTGTGTTGGAAGTATATGAATTTGATTGTTTCTCGATCCAGCAAATTGAATTTTCTGTTGGGTGTACTCCGTCTGATTCATCTGCAATTTCTAGAGCATGCAGGCTTGCAAATCCACCTGTGGAACTCTGGCATTTGGATACAATCCTTGCACCATAAACAGCACCAGTGCCAGAACCAGTGCTTTTAACTCTAGCAGTGATTAATGCACCATTAACACTAGCCATAGCAGCTTTACAATAACCTTGAATATCCATGCCCCTGATTCCACCAGACGGACAAGCTGCCGAGTTTTCCGCAATTACCCTAAAAGCGCAATCCTGCGATCCTCCAGAGTGGCCATAAGAAGAAGCTCTTTCAAAGGTTACGTATAATCCACCTTGGGGGTGTCCATCCCTGGTGCTGGTTGTATCTACGGCTATCTCAAAACCTCTTCCGTATTTTCCCTTGTATTCGGTAGTGTATGTTCCTTCTGAGAGAGTTTCAATAAACTTAACTCCCTTTTGCCACTCGCCAGTGGTTTTATTATAGCCTAGTGTCGCTCCACTAAGGAACTTGATTGCCGTTCCCTTTGTCGCAACTGGCCCTGCTTCTGCAACTGAAAGATCTATGCCATGTTTTATCGGGTATCTTCCCGAACTAATTGCCAATGCTTTTAAAAAGCCCATAGTCTTTACCTCCTTTTTTTATAGTCGAGAAACCGGAACTATGGGAAAATCCAAGTCATCTCCCGACTGTTAGAATAAGGGGGACGCTTCGGCATCCCCCTTTAAATCAAAACAACTGTTCTCTGGCTATTAAGCCTCTATAGCCCAGGTTCCTCTCATCTCAGCAATAGACCAGCCAGTGCTACTACCATAAACTATCTTGATGTAATCGCCTCTTGCAGCAGTCGCAAGGGTATTGATAACGTCCTTATCTTCATTAGTAGAAAGGTCACAACCGGAAATCCTGTCATTTGAATTCGGACTTATAGAGATTTGAACGTCACTTACTCCACTTGTCTCTTCACCATAATTCACAAAGATATAAGGACCATATTGGCTTGCTACAGCAGGAAGAGTAATAACAGCAGTGGTATCGATAAGGAAAACTTTTCCGTTATCGTTTATGTCTAGGGTAAAGGCAGCGCTTTTAATCTCTGTGAACTGTTTTTTGTGAAGATGTAAGCCCTGGAATTGAAGCGAATCCAGACAGTCGATTTTGTTAGGTTTTATGTCAGCACATTGATGATATCCCACTCGTCACCTCCTTAACTAGCAGCGTGCTTAATGTCATAAAGCACGCCCTGAGCCTGCGGTCTATCGCAGCCAAAGTTATAGTACCACACCAACGAAGCAGTATATTCATCAGCACCTTGTACTCTAGTTAGAATTCCCGAGTCTCCAGGAAGCCAAGTAAGCCCATCTTGAGTAGGAGCATAAACCTGTAGGTAGTCTGTATCCAGGAAGTACATTCTTTGGTCCGGACAATCATCATCCCAGACCACAGGAATTGCACCTGACCTTCCACCATAGAAAGTAAGTCCGGTAGTACCTCCCCACATGGCCTTTTCATTGGGGAGAGTCTTATCAGCTTCAAGAATCTGGTAGTACGATCTCCAGAGAATGCCATTACAAAGAATGACATCAACTCTTCCGTACTTTTCAACTTTGTGGCAGACCTTCATCATCTTGGCATTTGTAACAGCAGCATCGGCCATATCTTCCATATAGCCTTCAGCCCACTCGTTTCCTGATGTATCTCTATCAACGCCCTGGAATGAAACTGCTGTAATTCCAACGTAAGGATCGGCAGTATTAACAATTCCAACGAGCCCCATAGGAACGCCTGTTCCGGCTGCTCTGGATGAAGCATAGGTATCATGGTCAAAAATGAAAGAGCCAACAGTCGCATTGACGTTTTCAGCCATAGTTAAGGTCGAAGTTCCATCGGCAGAAGTGTCAGTAATACTTGAGATCTCAACTTCCTCTGCTTCTACAGAACCGGCTGCTGTGACAATATCAACATCCATGCCTGCATCAAGATAATTGGAAGCGAAAGTATATTCGTTTGAGTCCTGTCCAAAAAGAGCAAGGGTTGTGTGGTCGATCCCAACTGAGGTCGCCCCTGAAGCAGCAACGTCAACTGTTGCCAAGCGCCCTGAACCATCACCCCAAAACTGGCGATTCAGTTTGTTGGCTATATGAATCATAATACCTTTGGTTTCAGCTTTCAGTAGATCCATGACCGCGCCTTTGCCTTTTGAGCAGGCAAGAGCTAATCCGTCAAATTGAAGTTGAGCATACATTCCTCTTTTCATGTAAAGGGTATATTCATCGTATGTTCCCTGCTTTGCAGTAGGAAACGTGGAGCTTGAACTGGGTCTCGCAGATTTAGAGGATGCAACTAGCGCTTTAAAAACTGCATATTTACCAACACAGTGCTCAGTATCAGTCTCGAAGCGGCCATAGAGAACAGTGTTTTCAATGACCTCAATATTGAGGCCAGGAAGAACGAATTCAAGGAATAACTTATCTGTGGCAGTTACCCCCATTCCAAAAACACTCATCTATGTTTACCTCCGTTTTACTTGTGAATTTCTCTCAAAGTCTTGTCGCCCTCGTCTTTCAAGGCTTTTACTAATTCAGGATCTTCAAAAGCCTGTTCAAGGGCATCTTTAACGCCTTTAAATTCTTTTTTCTTTTTTTTCTCTAAAGGTGGCGTTATTTCCTCCTTGGCAGGTTTGGCAATAGGAGCTCCCTTTTCCTGTTCTTCAAGATAGGAAGCTACCCTGTCTTGCTCAATCTCTTTTATCTGATCAGGATAAAGCTCTTTTAGTTTGGCAGAAGTCACAGGCTCTTTTTCATTAGAGATGCTGTGCTTCGCTTCATAATGCTTCTGGACCCTCTGGAGATCTTGTGCAGTCTCAGTTATGAGGTCCTGCAAATTTCTCCTTTGAAAAGTAGAATCCTCGGCAGCTTTTATCCTGTCAGAATTAGCCTTGGAGATAACCAAGCCGGTAAAGACAGATTCAGTAATATTCCTTTCACCCTCTTCAGTTTTCTCAACAATTTCATCAAAAGGATGCTCTTCTCTCGACTTTTCTACCATCCCTTCAAGCTCAACTTTTGCTTGCGCAACGTTGACTTCTTTCTGTTTGTCCACTCTTTCCTGTTCAACCTTTTTAGACTCATTGACTTCAGTTTTAAGCTTTTTTAGCTCTTCATTTTGGAGCCTAAAAGCTTCTCTAATCTCAGGGTCAATCTCTTCATTATTCACGATTTTATCAATATTACTCTCTTCTATTTTTTCCTCTTCTGTTTTTACTGGTTTCAGTTCACCGTTCTCAATGGCCTTGGCAACAGTTTCGAGTGGAGCAGAAATCTTTTTGAAGGCATCTTCACGCTCGGTTACTAATCTTTCCCTTTCAGCAACTTTTTGCTTACTTTGGGTGTAATCAAGACCTTCAGAAGCAAGTTTATTAAACTCTTCCTCAGTCTTAATTTTAACTTTCTCCCCCTTATAAGTGAGAACCTTGAAAGGCTTTTCTTCCTCTCCAGGTTTCTCTTCCTTTTTAGGAGGAGGCTCTTCCCCAGGCTTCTGCTCTTTTTTCACTTCAGGTTCTTTTTCTTCCGGCTTCTTAGCCGGCTCATCGGGCTTAAGTAAGCCCATCTGTTCAGCCCAAACATTCATCTTATCGCCTTTAAAAAACTTTCTCTCAGGAAGCTTGACTTCCTCTTTTTTGGTTTCCTCAGTTTTTGTCTGAGTTTCCTTTTGCTGAGGGTCGTCTACTTTTTCTTCCTTAGACATAAATAACTCCTTTGACTTCCTGCAAGCAGGGTCGTCTATAATTTAGGGAAATGTCCCTATTTTACTTCAAATAAATAGTGGTAATATTTCCTTTAGAATCAAGGGCAACAACAGAGTCCTTTTCACCAATCAACTCTCGTTCTCTCTCTTCAGTGTTGCATTCCATGATTTCCCTGACCTCTCCTTTGTATAAAACTTCTTTCACTCCTTTGTCAACTGTAGCCATCTCTCCAGGAATCCCAACTTCAATAATTCCTTTTGGCTTTTTTACCTTTGGTTTCGGAGCTCTTGCCGGTGTTTTTTTCTTTTCTTCTTTCTTTTTTCTAGGCATAATTACCTCCCTTATTGTTTACCAAATCCTTCTATCATTGGCTCTCCGGTCTCAGCAGCATAGGCTCCCATTCCTGGGGCTTCTGCTGGCCTGGTAGTCGGAGCAGCCATTTGAGCAAGCATAACCTTCCTAATAAAGGAAAGCCACTTGAAATGCGTATAGATATGAACGTCAAAAGCTCTCCATTTCTCATCTTTCCAGCGTTGGGCTTCCTCTGATTTCATGAAGTTTGTATGATAATCCAAATGAAGTTCGTGATCATCGTTCCAGTAAACAGCAACGCCTCCATCCTGACGTTCCTTTTCATAGGTGTCGTCAATAAAAGATTGATTCTCTCTAAGAGCACGCTCCATATCTGCCACATCTCGCCTTATCTCATGCTCTGCGGTCCCGAGATTTATTGACCTTAGCACCTTGACTCTATCCTGCTCTGTCAGAATACCCTCTCTCCAAAGTTGGATAAGAAGCTGAGTTTGGATTGTAGGAGACTGATGCAGGCTAACTCCCTGCTCAAGACGAACATCAAAATTCTGGCTCAGGTCAGCTTTCTCAAAATACTCTATAGTAGCTTCTCTGTGCTGGCCAACAACTTTAACCATACGCTTTACTGTATAATGCTGATCCATTAGCTTAAGTCTAAATCTTGCCATACTTTTAAGTGTTTTATTTATCCGCTTCACCATAGGAGTAAGCTTTACGGTTTCCTGTTCAAGCATCATAGAATAGAGAGAGGCTGGAGCTCGAGAAGCATATTGAGGAAGCCTTGAATAACTTACTTCATGTATATTTGAAACCCTATCAACAGCACTGAGCAGGAAGTCTCTATACATTGTAACTTGAGGAGAAAGTTCCGGCATGTGAATAGCCCTTGGTTCTCCGCGAGAATAATCAACTTCAACCATCTCAAAAGCATCTACAGTGAATGCTTCTGCACGTTTTATAGCACCTTTGCCTACGGACATTTTGGGTCGCCAGGACTCTATGTGTTCGGATTGTATTGAGACCATCCGGTTAAATTCACGCTGGATACCTTGGACATAATAAAGCGGTCCTCTAGGCCAGAAAGAGTTTCCTTTTTTCTTATACATAAAAAAGAAATAAGGTAATTCTGCATCAGGAGAAGGGTTTCTTCTTGTATCAAGAACATCAGCTTCACAAATTGCCATGAATCTTCCTTGTGGATAAAGATCGGAAGCTACCTCCCAGTATTCTTTGAGGATAAAGGTAGGCTCATCTTTGTCTTTTTCAGATAGCTCTTCGTGCATGCCCTTGTATTTATTCATAAGGGCAGCCTTTGTTTCTTTCCCTGCTTTTTTAGCCTTCTTAGATTTTTTACGATCTGCTACGGCTTCAAACCAATCATCTTTTACTTTATAAACTCGTTTAAGCTCTTCTTTTGTGACTTCTTTTATCTCAACAATCCAGCGACATTTATCCCTGCTTTTTGCTGTCGGGTCCGGACGAATATTGAAAATAGGGACAACTTCACCAATAACCTCGCCTGCCTTCCCCCAAACACCATTTTCTTTATCACTTTTTTTGACATTGGCATAATGAGATTTATCCCAGTACCATTTTATACATGAGATGCCAGGACGTAAAAGATCGTATTTAGCATCCTCATAGAGCTCTTCTGTATCATTCACAACATCGTTATAATCAAGAAGCTTTGTGGCAACCTGAGCTCCTCTAATATCCTTCTGCTCTCCGGAGTTCGGAGTTCCTATAATTCTATGCTCAAAATTAATTTTCCCCTCTATAGTCTCGTTTAGAGGCTTCATAAGATTTACAACAACCTGCTTTTCCCTGACATTTAAAGTCACAGGAACAACAGCACGAGCAGTAGCATCCCAAAGGGCAAACTGGTTTCCATCTTCCCATTCGATAAGCTCCTTCCACATGCCATGATGAGCTTTAACAACAGGATGATCGGCTACCTGTTTATCTATCCAGGAGATAAATTCATCCTTTTCTTTATCTTTAAACCAATTTACATTTTCTTCTTTTTTAGCTTCTTCAGCCATTTATTTATCCTTAAAAACGATGGTCATGCTCAGTTGGCCTTTTGTCCATCTTTTTTGCTTCTTTCTCCATAAACTCAACTTCGATCTTAAAATACTTTGATAGAGCCTCAACCATATCATGTATCATTTTTGTAAGACCTTCAATCTCTTTAGAAGCCTTAGCTACTTCTTCCTGGATAGAAGTCTCCTTGCCTGTAGCATCAGCACGCATAGCCTTAAGTTCACGTAAAATACCCTCGTTTGCAGACAATATCTGAACAAGTATAAGCTTCTTCTCGCTATGAAAAATCTTTCTAAAAAAGTTGATCATGGTTTACCTCTCTTCGCCTTGATAATCTAATTGCTCTCTCCATTTCCTGTTCAAATGTTTCAACAGATGTTGGGTTTGGCTCTCTTTCATATCTTTTATCCGGAACATGATTCACTCTAATTTGATATGCCAGGGAGTCAAGAATATCTTTATTCTCGCAATCAGGATATTCAACAATTTGATTTTCTAAGTCCATTTGACCCTGACCTAAAAGAATCCTTTTATTTTCAAACCATTGTTTGAGCCGGTGGATCCTGTCAGGTTTGGATTTATTCTCATGCTCAACAAAACTAAAATTAAGATCGATTCCATGATGATCGATTGTATCGGCTATGGTGATTGAGTATTTTTCCTTTTCAATATAAGTCTCATCAGGATTATAAATCTTCTTTAATTCTTTTATTTTATCAATAAGTGCCATAGGGGTTATATAAAACTCCTCAGCAAAAACCACGTAAATAACCCCTCTCTCATCGGTATCGCAAATAGTTATTCCGGTAGCATTGTTCTCGTCTTTCTCGGTTCCAGCAGGATCGATAACCATTGTCCTGTAAAAATTTTCAGGCAGGAACTTCCAATATCTAAGCCAGCTTTCATAGGCAAGTCGGTCTGAATCCTCAAGCACCTGAAGCTTATACTGAGAAGCAAAAATACTTTTCCCCTGGTCTATTCTTTTCTCCTGAAAATCTTCCCAGGTAAAAAGCTCGGGGAAAGTAAGAAAGCCATTTCTCTTGAATGGATCTGGTATCCCTCCGGTTTCAGTGACAGCATAAGGAACAATAAATTTATCGTAGGTTTTATTCTCTTTTATAAACCAAGAAATAAGGTCTTTTGAATGAAATGGAGTGCCAACATCTATCTCCAGGCCAACTTTAGTTTTTGCAAGTTTGGTTATAATTGACTTCTGAAACTTCCATTTTCTATGTATGTTAGCACGCTCTTTTTCAGAGAAAGCATTATCATCATTCACAAGATCATCATTTATGATCACAGTATAATGCCTTGAAACCTGCTTTGTATCCAGGGAAGCAACGTGAAATTTTACCCATTTTAACTCAACTTTATAAAGAGACCATTTTCGATATTTCTTATAATTAACTGGAATCTCAGGAAACAGTTCATGCAGAAATTTAGAGTGCAGAAGAGTCTCCCTGAAATCTGCCATGAAAGCTTCGGCATTATCTTTTGTAGCAGTGTTATAGCAAATTGAGATGGGCTTCTTTCTGGCTAAATGCCAACAAAAAAGCCAAAGAACATAACCTAAAATTACCGTAGTCTTAAGAGATCCACGAAATACTGATATAAATTTTCTTCTACTCGGGGTTTCGCTGACAGTAAGAAACCTACAGAGCTTCCTGTGAATTAATCCCAGGTCTTGAAATTTATCAAGCCAGGCTCTCGAGAGAACGTGGCAACAAAAAAACCAAAGCCATTCAGCGCATTTTCGCCACTCTTCTCTAGGCATATAGTCAAAAGGGTTCAACTTCTTCCTCCTCTTCGACTTCAGCATCAATCGCAGTTTCTCTTCCTAGGTCCCTATCCAGCTTTTTTATATCTTCTAAGCTCAATTCAAAATGAGCCTCAGTTTTACGTATGTCAACTTTCTGAGCAGGGAAAGCATCAAAAAGCTCGAGACCCATCTTAATAGATTTTCTTCTCTCTGCATTATCTGGCATCTTATTTCTGAATGGATTCATGCTCTCAAAACTTAATCTCTTCAGTTCCGCAATCACTTCTTCAGGAGTATAGCCCTGTCTTATCATTTCTACCTGCATGGCTTCATTAACCCTAGGGCTATTTAAAATTTTATAGGCAGCTTGATGTGGATACTTATACAATGCCCTTTTTGCGCAAACGCCTTTTTTCTTCAAATCAAATCCTGTCTTTGCCAGATTCTTAAAAAATCGCCCTTGTTTTTTTGTGAATTCTCCCTCTTTAACTACCACTACTTCTTTTTCACAAGGGCATCAACTAACTCTTCTCTGCCCTTAACATCTTTCGGTACAGCAGTATCGCCAAGCTTTTTTTTAGGACTCTTCGCATCTTTAAGTTCCACAGCAAGGTCTTTGCGAATATCCTTAAGACTCTTCTTTTCTCTTAAGTTTGCAGGAGGGATAGCGTCATCTCTTTTGGGAGGGGTAGGTGGCTCTTCTTTCTCTGCAACCGGAGCATCCTGGCCAGCAGGTGCTTCAAATTCAACTTCTTCAGCAACCTTTGTATCCTCTTCGGGCCCTTCTGCCAGGGCTTCTGTTTCACTGGAAGCCGGTTTTGCAAGCTTACCTTCTGCCTGGTGTAGATCAACTTCAGCCTGTAGCTTCTCGACTTTTTCACGCAAATAAACGAGCTCCTGATCCTTTGTCATCGGAGGGACAGGCTTTTTATGCCTGGTAAAATACTCCCTTATCTTGTGAAGGGGAACACGAAAAGCTTTGTGCCTGTGGTAGATACAAAAATCCTTGCCATGATCGTCCTGATATGAAATCATTTCAATCAGTTCATCCTTGCCAAACTTGGTGGATCCACTAAGTTCGTTCCAAAGTTCCTCCATGGTAACGTTGACAAAATCTTCTTTACTCATTTCATAGATCTCCTTTTTGTTTTTTTAAGGGCAGAAACCTTATCTATCTCCATGCGATAGCTCTTCCTGCCTTCGGCCTCATAGTTCCTTAAGCTCTCCTCAACAATTTTTCCGGTTACAACAACCCTGGCTTTTTTGCCTACTCTAAAAGAATCTCCGGTAAGTCGCTTAGAATCAATCGTAAGTGTTGGTTTTATTTTTTCCGGAGACCTAGCCTTAGTAACCCTGGAAGCCTTTTTTTTGGCAGTCTTTTTGGCAGTCTTTTTTTTAGGCATGTTTTCTCCCCTTCCTTTTTCCTCCCCTTTTGCTCCTCCTTTTTGCTGACCTTCTCTTTCTTACATCTCTGGCTGGTTTGCCTGTTGGCTTCCAATTACCATGCTCAACACCACGTAAAAGATTTATTGCTCTTTTGGCAGCAGCCGGAGATTTGCAAGTTTGCTTTACCTTCCATTTGCCACCTTTTTTATGCAAGACTTGGCTCCCCCTTCTTCTATATGGCATTAAAATTCCCCCTTAAAAGATAAGACTAAACAGAATATAATGGGATTTTCACCCATACTAATACTTTAAATATGAAACAAAATGGGTTTGTCAAGCTTTTTTTTGGTAGGATAAAAAACCGCGACCAGTGGCCCCCTGGGGTCTAGACCAGAGGTTCGGCCTAAGCCGATTGGAGCTTGATCGCGGTCAGAAAGCCTCTACATCTTCATCTGTAGAAGCTTCCTTTCTGGCAGCTCGTTTTGAAATAACTTTTACTTTATCCTCATGAGACAACGCCTTTTCTTCGCGCCTGGATAAGCCTAGCTTTTCACGCTCTGTAAATGCTCCATCTGGAACAATACCACTAAACTTATCTGCCTTTTTCAACCAACTTGTCCGGAATAACAGCTCGACAAGGCAGTGCCTAATATCACACAAAGCCTCAAGGAGAAGGCGCTGATTCTGGAGCATAGATTCAGGCTTAGGGCTTGTGTTAAAAGTGCTCATCAAAACACTTCTATCTCTTGTAACAAAGTCTTTTATTTTGAAAGCCAATAATCTTCTCTCTTAGCAATCTTGTCGTTCTTAGGTTTAGATCTTCTCTTAGAAATAATAATAAAGAGAAAAAATATTAATCCAGCCAAATAAAAGACAAGGCTAAAATCGTAGTTAAAGTGCATTATCTAAAATTCCTCCAGAAGAGATCATTGAGAGCAGTTGACATCGCTTCTATAAATTCTTCCTGCTTATCGCCCATAGCATACCTGTAACCAAATTCAGTCATAGCAATATGAATCCACTCATGAAAGATTGTCTCAAAAATATCTTCCTTTTTCCTCTTGCCTCTGAAAATCCTGATTGTATTATTCTCGTAATCGATCTGACCAAATAAGCGCTCTTCTCCCTTATCATCGACTTGAATCTGCTTGTCATAATAAGTAATATCCCATTCAACTGAAAGGATGACAAGCTTCTTAGGAAGTTGAGGTTTAAATCTCGGTCTTATTTTTATTACGTTTTTGACTCCTGCATTTGTTGTTTGATTATTCATTAGACTCCTCACTTACTAATAAGAATTTTCCCTGGGTTCGTCAAGCAATCGGAAGTTTCATCTGGTGGCCTACTTTTGCTATAGCACGCTTAGAATCAAGGCAATATTCAAATTTGATATCCAAGCCTATGAACTTGCGGCCAAGAGTTTTTGCCACCACTCCTGCCCTTCCGGATCCACAGAACGGATCTAAAACTATACCTGGACTGAATCCAGCCTCGCAGCCACAGTTTGTCCAGCCGATAGTCCTAAATTCAGAACAAGCCGGTCTATCCGATCCCATTCTCTGACCCTTAACCTTATCTTTCCGGTGATCGTGCCAGGACTTCCCTATGCGCTTCTTGTATTCTGAACTAGGCTCAGTTATTCTCTCCCTGGGTTTTCCGCACTTATTACAAACAAATTCAGGGCAGGCAACTATTATCGGATCTTCGCAAAGCTTCTCCGGAAAAGCAGCATAATGATCACCAGGGGAAGGTTGAGTAGGAAATTGCACTAAATCCCCTGGATTCCTACCGGAGGGATGCAGAGGGCGCTTGTGAAGGGGGTCATCGTAGGAAACGTTACTTCCTAGCCGTCTTACTGCATAATCATGCTTTATATGCGGTCTAGGACGATTTATCGTTTGCTGAGATTCTTGACCCGGGACCCGAATATTTTTGTGTGTCGAAGAAATTGCTCTAAGCGCTCGCTCAAGCGAGACTTTTTTATGTGGCTGCCGGATAGCATCTAGGTCATAGAAATACTTCTGGCTTTTAACCATCACAAAAACAGGCTCATAGGTATTCGTAAGCCTGTCCTTTGCAGAGGAAGGCATGTGATTTAACTTGTGCCAGATAATCTGATTCCGAAAAATCCATCCCTGCTGATCAACCATCATTTGAATTAGCCGGTAATTCTGCATCACCAGACATTTAGGCATGAAATTGTAAGTCGGAGGACGTTCTGTAGGATTTCCTCTAAGCTCTTTAGTTTTTCTTTTTCCCCAAGATTGATTGCTGCCACCATAACAATCTCCATGATTCCAGTACATGCTCCCAGTTGGCTTAAGGATCTGATAAAGAGAACTCGTGATCACGAGCATCCTTTCAAGATAACGGCCAAGGCGAAGTTCCTGTCCAATCTGACCAGAAACCTCATAATCGCGGAGAGACCAGTACGGAGGGGAAGTTATGATCATATCTACAGAATTTGGCTTTAAAGGAAGGGCTAAGGCATCAGTCTGGATTATTAGTTCTTTTAACAAGAGTTACCTTAAAGTCATGCTTTTTAAAATACTTCTTGAAGGGGATAAGCGGAGATCCCTTTCTCTCAAAAAAATACCAGTAAAGCACCTTTTCTGCAAGTCTGGCACATTTTTTAAGATCGTCTTTTTCTAGCATTATTCTCCACCTAAAATAACAACGGCAATATTTTTAAATGGTCCTGGAGTTTTTTTATGGTGCATAATTACGCCTGTTTCTGTGTTAATTTTTACATATCTATCAGTCTTGGGATTTAAAATTTGAATTCTATTCAAATATTTTGGCTTCGGTTTGCCTGTAACCTTCCGGACGGCTTCCTTAACCTGCTTTTTCGTAAGGCTATCCGGGCCACGTGGAGGAGATAAAATCTTTCTTTTGCTCATTTCTTCTTCTTGGCCAGCATCTTTGCCTTTCTGACAATGGCTGCTGCTTTATCAAGTTGCTGTTTCCTGCGCTTAAGATCCTCCAGGAACTCTTTTTTCTTATCGATTGACTCCATTGTACGCTCGATCATGGAATGGATACCACTGATCTCTTCCTGGATGGTGCTAAAAACAAAATCCTGATCCCCAAAAAGATTGGGCTGTTCCGGCTGAGGCTTCTTTTTTTCCTTGAGAACAAATCTCTCCCTATCTTTTCCGTACTTTTCCTTTACAACATCTGTATGTTTTCTTTTTGGCATCTTTACCTCCACAAAATTTTTATTCGGGTCAATCCTACACAATGGTGCTTTATAGCCTATTGCAGCAAGGCTAGGCATCTTTACTCTATAAAGAGGTGCTTTATAGCCTATTGCACTAGGGAATCCAGGTAAAAACACAATCATCATGTAATTTTGTAATTGACTTCCTTGTGGATCCCTTCGGATTTCAACTGCTGGTCCACTATGTATTTTGCATCTTTTTTTGTCTCTGCTTCTACAGTAAATTCATCTACCAAGGAACCAATCTTTGAAAAGACTTTAACCTTAAATTTTATTTTACGTGCTTCATCCATATTTCTTTATCCATCCATTAATCATAATTTTATGCAATTCCATCAAAATAAGCATGGGGTAGCAGAGATACCTGGAAAAATGGCGAAACGACCAGGTATTTGTCAGCAAAAGGGGGGTATTGATGATGGGAACCAATTTGGTTGGACCATTTTCTTTGTTCATCCCTGCTACCTCCATTTAATCAATTAAGGAGCGCCCTTTAGGGGAAAAGGATAACACCAAAGTTTGAGGATATGGTAAGCTGTGGGCTTTGATGAAATGCCATGTCGATAATCTAAACATTTGACAAGAAATTGTCATGACGAGCGCTCCTACCTCTCTATAAGAAAAACTCGCTGCAGCGTCAAGGTTATTTGTCAATAACGTCATCACAAATTCCCTTTTCATAGCGTTTCTTTCTGTCCTTTGGGCTCACAAATTCCTTTGGACTGCCCTTAGAAATTTCTTTACATCTCCGGCATTGATATAAACCAGTTGAGAAAAATCCACCAATGGCCTCAACGTTCATAATGTGGATCCATTTGTGTGGAAGAAAAATACAGAGGATTCTCATTTCTTTTTTCCCAAAAGCTCGTCCAGCCTTTTCTTATGCTTCATAAGCTTCTTTGGATCCGGAATAAAATTACAATCACGAATAGGAGGATGGCTGTGAATTAAGTATTGTCCCCTAAATTCTTCAGGTAATAAAGCATCACGAAGCTCTACAAGGAGCTGGCGAATATCCAGCAGGAGCTCAACTTTGATTTTATCAAGCTTCCTGGAGTAAAGATTATCAGGAATATCTTCGAGCCTTTCTTTAATTTCTTTGTCTTTTCTCATGCGATCTTCAGTTTAAGTCCTCTCTTTTTTTTCTTCTTCGGCTGCGCTGCCTTTCCGTATTTTTCCTGGTAGGCTATTATGATCTGCTTGGCAGTGTCTAAGCAGCCGGAGAGCTCCTCTATGAAGGTTTGCCTGCGAAATGCAGCGTCCAGCCGGATCTGAAGTTTTATCTCCAGGTAGCCCTTTTTACGAGCTTCTTCAACAGCTTTATCCAGTGCTTTTTTGTCCATCTTTTTCTCCTTATATTGAATATTTTTAGGCGCTACATAGCCGGCAGTAGAACCAAGGCCATAATTTTTACTCTTAAAAAATGTATCGTCCTTTAATGCCTGGCTGCCAATGGCCAAATTTTTTGCCGGCATGAATGGAGGTTTATTATCCTTAATTGCATGCTTCCCGACAAAAGGATTTTTTCTTATGTGAGAACGCACAATAAATGTTCCGCTTTCAGTGCTTCTTACATGCTGAGAAACTCGAATGTATTTTTTAGCCTTTTTCACTTCACTTTGCCCTTAGAGATTTTTGCAAGGACTTCCTCTTCTCTAACAATGAGATACTCTTCATCTCGGATCATGACTTCTGTGCCAGCAAATTTACCGATGAGAACTATGTCTCCCTTTTTAAGAAGAAGAGGAATAAGCCTCCCACCTTCAATGCGTCCGGCTCCTACCGCGATAACTTCAGCTTGAAGCGGAGGTTCTTTGGCAGAGTCCGGAATGATTACCCTGCTATCAGCAGGAGGTGGCTCCTCCAGCCTTTCTAGAAGTACCCTGTCGTATAGTGGTGTGATTTTCATTTTTTTCTATCCTCCTTTTTCCTTACCCTTTTATTAAAAGCCTGTGCATTCTCTTTCGGCTTAGGTGTATATTGCCTTCCGCAACGTGCGCAGGAAATAGTGCCATCCTCATGAACTAGAAATTTAAGGTATCCGCATACGCAAATATAATTATTCACCATTATTTCTTTAGATAAAACAGAATTTCCTTGAGAACATCTAAAATACTATCAAGGGTCCTTCCTGCCATAGCGATCAACACAAGGCAGATAAAGGCTAAGATTATAAGGACAATGCCGATTGCTGCAAATGTTTGTTCCATCACTCTCTATAAGAATTTTGGATCAATCCGTCAATAGCTTCCTGGCTATAGCCGGTCTGGTATATTTTTTTGTGAGAAGATTCCACTCTCGGCCCGGGAAAAGAAACGTTCCCTTCCAAGTATTTGCCGGGGTCCTGTAGCGCATGGCAAAAGGCATGGCTCCATAAGACCAGACAAGCTTTAATCTATCTTCGGCAGCCACAAGCGAATCGCCATGAAAGCCGATCAGAACGTAGCAGTAAATATAGCTGCGCTGCAAATATTTAAGAAGCCTGCGTATACCACGCCTAAAATCATTAAGCCGGTCCGGGTGATCGTAGGCGATATAAAGACGCTTCAATCTCAAACCGCGAAGCCTTAAGGCAATTTTATCTGTTATTCTGGATACATCTAAACCACCGGAAAAAATTATATCCTTTTCGTGTGATAGCATAGAGAAAACCTTGTCCAGGTGAGAATTAGAGCAGGCCAGCAGGTTGTTGTCGATAATATTATTACCAGGCTCTATCTCCAGCTCTCTCAAGGGGGTTTTCACAAAACACCAGGGACACCTACTCGGACAGCCACGAGAGGTCACAGTAACGCCAGGGCGAAGATACATGCCAGGCTCGAATTCGCCACCTTCGCCATCAACGGCCGGTCCACCAATTTTTACAGGAGCTACCTTTTGCCACTGATCCACAAAAAACGGAAGCTTCTCCAGGTCCCAGGTGAAGGTTACAGAAATATGTACTTCATCGTATGCTGGAGTGAAAAGATCGGGAATCCGAAAATAACAATCCCCATCATCCGGAGACATCGAAGTTTTTTTTAGGAAAACCCTGGCTATTCTCATTATCCTCCAGATACAGAACAAGTGCCATGTTTCTTATTTTTAAAATGGATATAACAATAAATAGCTCCATAGTAGTTTATATGACCATAATTTTTACATCTTCTAAGCTTTTTCTTCCTCCCAATCAAACGCTGACATCTTTCCTTCATCGCTTCTCCATAAAACCTTCTATCCGCTTCTCTCTTTCGTATTCATGGGAAACTAAACAGCGCTTACAGTCAACGTACTTAAGAAATTGACTCTGCGCTATAGGATAAATTATGCCACAAGCAGATTTAGGTGAACTAGTTATCAGGTGTACTTTATATTTACTTTTCTTAGCCATCACTCCCTATAAGAATTCCCTCCACTTTTGTCAAACCTTCGCCTCTTCCATAACCTTAGTTTTCCGCTCCATGTCGCCACCGCATCTTTCACAGCCGGTAGACATTCCACTCCCCTTCCAAAGAACAAAAAAAGCAAGATAGCCACAGCTATCACACTGGAATAGCCACTTTTCTCTCGTCCCCCCAATAACCACCGGCTCAAATTTTGTAAGGTCAATTATCTTCATCAACTTATCAATTTAGGAGGATATAATAAATTCTGTTTTTCAAACATCTTTTTCCAAAATTCATCAGCGCTCATATCTTTAAGACAATCAGAACAAAAATTATAATCATCTCCAGCCATGCTCAAAGATATACCAACTCCATAAATCCTAATCTTCTCTGAGTTACAGAAAAAACACCTATTTACCATCACCCTCTCTCTGCAACCTCACGAAACTCTTCGGCTCGAGTTTTGCATTCTTCAATACTATCTAATTCAATCGTAGTGTATGTTTTTTTGAATTTATATCGAACCTCAAGGTTCCATTTTCCTGTGATAAAATCCTGGAATATAATAAAAAATGGCGCACCTATCCCAAAAAAGACATTATCCTTATTTTTCTTCCAAATGATCTTGGCCATCACCACACCTTAATCGCAGAGACCCTTTTTATCCATAGGAAAAATCTAGCCCAGATTCGCAACTGTCCAACACTAACAAAGCCTCCAAAAACCATATTTTGATCATAAACAGATTTTAGCTGCTCTACATGCTTTAAAAAAAAGAAAGGAACTTTCTGAAAATAGAATTTTGTTACCCCTCCCCTTTTCTTCTCTTCAGCATACCAAACTTCTCTCATCGCTATTTCTTCTTCCTATAAAAAGGTTTGCCACATTTGAAACACCAGTATTTAACTCTTTTCCTCCCAACCTTCACAAACTCAGTATCATCACTCTTACATCTTGGACAAAACATTCTACCTCCCTATAAGAGTTTTCCGTTCCTGTGTCAAATCTACAGGAAAACCTTAAAAGAGTTTTTAATAAGAATTTTTACCAAAATGTTAGCGAGATGGGTAGTATTTGATGAAACCCAAAAAAGTCAGCTATTCCCATACCCCTTCCTTGTTCCTTCCTCTGTTGACCCCACACGCACGCACACGCTCTAGGTATTACTTAGATATATCTGTATGTTCTATTACGTAATAGCGTAATACCTTGTGTTGTTCTATAACTTTGTTTACTTCTAGGGGAAAATATTGTTGTTTAGGTATGTAATAGCCTTATCGGTTACTTGATGTAAGGTCTGATGATCTAAGCTATAAACTTTGTGTTTAGGAAATAACTTTTATCTTTCTAGGTGTAATCAGAGTATATGCTCTTAACTACCGTTCTCTTGCGCCTGGGGAGTCGGTTACGTGTTCAAGTCATCTCTTGACATTTGTTCTCGTTTCTCTTATTGAGGGGTGAGGTGAAATCATGAAATTGAGGATTAACGAAACCAAGAAACCTCTGTATGACTTTCAGTTTTCTTCTTCTGCTGATGTGTATGAGAAGATGAAGGAATACTCGAAAGCCGACAGGGAAATGTTTATGGTGATGTATATGACGGCTAAGAATCATGTTGTTGACTGTGAGCTCCACTCGATAGGCGCTGTTGATACCTCAGCCGTCTACATCAAAGAGCTTTTCAGGGGTGCTCTGTTAGCGAATGCCTCAAGCATAATCTGCGTTCATAACCATCCGAGCGGAGATTGCACTCCATCAGAGGCGGATAATCAAATAACCAAGGAAATCTTGAAAGCTGCGATCAACCTACAGATACCATTCCTAGATCACGTAATCATTGGGAATGCTGGTTACTACTCCTACGCTGATGATGGAGTCCTGGCACAGTATGAGATGGACTACGGAAAGCTCCCTGACTTGTTATGAGGTGAAGGCATGAACAAGAACAAGACCGCTACTCTAATCAAGAAGTTTAAGGATTGGCCTGATAAGATTGTTTATCAGGGAACTTTGAGGGGTGCGAAGAAGCGCATTCCTCCCAGTAAGAAAGATCAGTATGAAATCAAATTTAAGAGGTGAGACATGGCAAAGGACAAGAAATATTTACCAAAGGCACTGGTTAGACAGAGGCTCGAGATGGTTTGGGATTTACTCCATAACTTTGAAGGTCATCTAGAAACCAGTGAGAACGCAAGGCGAGAAATCCAGGAAGGAAAGGTCATTGTTGAGAAGTTATTGATGGCAGTAGACCAGGGAGACCTAGACCTGGGTTACATTTTAAAGTGAGGTGAAACAATGAAAAGATTCAAAGATTCAGAAGCATTCAAAATCTTAAATAGTTTCTGGATTTACTTCTGTTGTACTGAGCATGGCAAAGTTTATGCGTGTGGTACAAGCTACAGTCTAGGCGTTGATGTTGTCCTTGAATTCTACAATATCCAGGAAGCAGATACGATCAGTGCTGTTGAAATTATTATGCCATTATAATCGGGTCCCGGGTGAGCTTGACGAGATCACGTAATTCTCTTATAGACTATGAGAGGTGAATCATGATGCTAATGACAAAAGCAATCACAAAAAAGGCACAGAAGCAATTTCCTAGAGGATCGGATATGACTCAAAATGTAGTCGCAAAATTCTTCGATCCTTGCGGAAGCTTCACATGGTATTTGATGAATCAAGATCCCGATGATCCTAATTATCTTTGGGGAATCGTCAAAGGTCATGAGATTGAAATGGGCTCTTTTTTATTATCTGAGCTATCGTCTTATCGCGGCCCGCTTGGCATCGGCATTGAAAGAGATTTATATTTTACTCCTAAGCCAGCAAAAGAAATCTGGGACAGGTTGAACAATGGAGAGCACATCTAAAATGGATAGACCAGAAATAAGACCAGTAAGAAATATCCTGACAAAGCTGTATTGCTTCTTCCAGGAGTTTTGCATTGAGTGTGGAGGCCTGCACTTCTACAGGAAGTATAAAGGCTGGCAAGAAAAGAATCATATTCCTCTTTGCTACAAAGACCCGGAGCCAGGCTTCGGAGACGATCAACAAAGCCTATTCTGAGGAGGTTAAATTGGCAAAGCTAAAAGACCATGACGAAAAGTATCTTCGCCACTTCCTGAGAGATTCCAGGAAGAGCGTCAAGAGGACAAACAAGAGAAGAATCTTTTTTCTTGATCTTCTCGAAGGCGCATTGAATAAAAAACAGGAGGGCAAAAAATGAACCTATGGGAAATTCTTTTCTGGCTGTTTATTATCATTGTATCAAGTAGGTTGATCTGGGAATTGATTCCAGACTACGCAAAGGAATACTGGCGATACCAAAGGAATCTAAGAAGAGATAAAAAAACAGGCCAGAAGAGAAAATACATCTTCACATGGAAAAGATAATGCGATCATTGAATAAAAAACAAAGAGATTTGCTTGATGAATGGTTTGAAGAAAATAAAGATGAAGTAGGCTTTTCCTGGGAGCCACAAGAAGGGCTGACCTTTAAATTTTACTGCAAGCTGTTAAAGATAAATAATTTTGAGACCATCTATCAAGCAATCACAAATTATATCCAGGAGAAGCTATCTGATCTAATGTCAAAGGAGGATAAATAAAATGACAATCTATCTTATCAAAAGAGAGGAAACCTTATATTTTGAGGTTGAGGCTAATTCTGTTGACAAGGCTAAGGAAGTGGCTGATGAGGCAAACGACATGGATTACAAGATGGAAGTTGAAGAGATCACAAATGAAGTAATAAGTAAAAGAAAAAATAAAGGAGACTTAAAATGGGAAAAGATATGACATTCTGGCTTTTTGTCGGCATGTTTCAAGGCGTAGTAGATGAAACAAAGATTTTCCGGAAAGAGCAAAAAGCTGTGGCAGCCTTTGATGATTACACTGGAGAGAACTACGAAGAGCTGAAGGCTGATGAAGAAAAATGGCATGAATTCCACGATTGTAATGACGACTACACTGGAAGCAATATTTACGAGCTTGAGATAGAGCCTTGACGGTCCCGAGAGAAAATCTTATAGAGGTATAAATGGCAAAAAGACAAAACAACAGACAAAATAAAGAATTCAAACTTATCCAGAAGGGAATGTATAGCAGGGATAGGCTTACTGAGGGGGACTTCATAGACATGAATGTGATTCAGCATGAAAAGGCAAAAGAGTTTCTTAAAAAATATCCTGATGCTGTAGTCGGCAGAATAGAATGGCACACAGAAAAAGACAAAGAGTTTCCTCTGCTCAAAGATCAGGTTCCTCTTACACCCCTTAGCTTCAACTTCGCGCTTCCGGAAAAGATCACCATGATAGAGCTTGCAATCAAAAGCTTCAATGAATCAAATTTTGAAGCTAACGTTGCAGTTGAATTCTTAAGCAAAATAAATATCTGGATCAAGAATGCTAAAGGGATACAATTTTTTTGGCTATAGGAGGCAACAATGGATATTCCTGAAAAACTAAAGTTTATCAATGACCTGGTTGATAGTGTCAAGATGGATATTGTCAAAAAGGTTAAAGATATGCCGGAGGAGTGGGATGGAATTGAGTTAAGATGGCTGATAGCAGAGAAATTTATGGGAGAAGTAGGCGCTAGACATAAAGACAAAAGAAGTAAAAGATACCAGGACTACTGGAACTTCATAATCACAAAGGGAAACTTCTAATGGCCATGACAGCAGAGGAAAAGGTAAGCCTGCATAAAATAAAACTGAGCGCTGAGGTTGTTGGAATGATCGTAGACAGGATGGACTTAAAAAATATCCGGAAAGATACCGCGATCTGGATGATAAGAGATAGGATTCATGAGCTCAATGCAGAGTTTGAAAAGCTTAAGTTGACAACTTCAGCCAATTCTCTTATAGAATAGTGAAAGATAAGGAGGTCAATGTGGCAAACAATAACAAAAAGAAGGATGCTCTTGCTCCAATCGAAGAACTAGGAATCCTTGATCCTAAGTTTGTAGAGAAAACCCTGGATGCTTACTCTAAAATATCAGCAGTTGTTAAGGCGAAGCTTCATAAAGATCATGACTATGGGGTAATCCCAGGGACACAAAAACCTACGCTCCTCAAGCCTGGTGCAGAAAAAGTAATAAAAATCTTTGGACTTGCTGATACCTACGAAGTTATAGAGCAACAGCTTGATTGGAAGAAGCCCTTTTTCTTCTTCCAGGTGAAATGTACTCTCCGGTCTATAAAAACCGAGAAGATTGTCTCTGAAGGACTAGGTAATTGCAATTCAATGGAGGATCGCTTTCGCTGGCGCTGGCTATGGCCTAACGAACTTGGGCCGGAACACAAGGATGATAAAGGAAAACCTCTGGCAGAGCTAAAGATAAAACAGGTCGAGTCAAAGAAACACAAGAGATGGTACACCATGTACCGAGTCGAGAACGATAACATTCATACCCTAGTCAATACTTTCCTAAAAATGGGAGAGAAGAGAGCTCTCATTGATGCTGCGCTTCATGCTTGTAGACTTTCTGATCTATTCAGCCAGGACTTAGAGGATATATACCAGACACACGTGGAAGAGGTCAAAGAGGAAGAGAAGGAAGAGAAGAAGCCTGAGAAAAAAGCTGAAGAAAAACCTAAAGAGAAAGCAAAACCTAAAGCAAAAGCCAAAGAAAAGCCGGCAGAAAAAAAGAAAGAGGAAAGAGCAGACACAGGCGAAGAGCTTGGAGTTGATAGAGAAGGGCAGCCGACAGAAGAAGAAATAAAAGATGCGGTTGTAATGGCCAGTGAGGATCAAAAGAATTCTATCACTGGGATGCTAGGCACTCTTACTGATACCTACAAAAGGGATCCAGCAGAGCTTGTTAAGACAATCCATGAAAGGCTGGTCAAAAAGTTTGGAGAAGCCAGGGCGAAGATACCTGATGACCTCACGGAAGAAGAAGCAACGTTTGTCATGAAAGGCTTGAATGCTACCATCAAGACAGAGCATAAAAAGATAGAAGATCAAAAAACAGAGCCGGCTGAAGAGCCTCCACAAGAATTTTAATTCTCAAGCTGATGGTTGCTAGGCATGAGGAAATTTAGTAGATTGATTGGAAGAGAGAAGATTCTCAGATTGTATCTGCAAACAGAGGGAAGGACGCAACCTCCTCCCCTCACTAGGAGGATAAGATGGCTAAAGATAAAAAGTATTGTCCATTATTATTTGCTGTTACCGAGTTGCCAGAAATAGCATCTTTTTGCTTAAAAGAGACGTGTGCCTGGTGGGATGACTTTACTGGCCTGTGTGCTATATCAGTAATTGCCAGGTTTGGATCAGAAGGTTCTTTTTATGTCCAGAGACAGGAACAAAAAGAATCAATGGATAAAGCAAGAGGAGGATAAGATGAGAAAATTCCTTATCTGGTTACTTTTTTTTAGAGGTCTCCGGCTTGGCAAGGCTGCTCCGTATGTCATGGGGTTAGCACTTGGCCGGAAGCCCAGGAGAGTAAGATGATCGATATTGTAAAAACCCTAGACGAAAAGACTGAGAAGAATATCAAGCGTCTGGAGCGCACACGTAACCATGCTCATGATGCTGGTTGGGTGGATGACTGCAAGCGTCACCTGGTTTTGCTCCGGACGCAGCCGGACAAGCTCGAGCTCCATGGCCTAGAGATGCAGAGAATCTATGACGAAGGAAAGCGCCAGGAAGTGATCATAGCCCAGGAGCTTGAAGAAGCTGGCTTTAAACTGAAGAAACCTGAGCGTTTTGTTTGGGATGAGCTCCAACTTGAAGGCGAGATTGAATACCTAGTCTCTGAAGATAATACAAACTGGTTTCCTATAGATTTTAAAACATGCAGTCCTAACATATACAATGAGGTTTCGCGCTGCAAAGAAGGTGGTGAGCTCCTTAGCTCCAGGCACTTATGGATCAGACATTATCCAGCACAGAATTATCTCTACACTATCCGGTATAAGTTTGATCAAGGCATTATATTTTTCAAAGAGAAGAACAAAGCCAGGAAACACCAGGTTAATTGTCCCCTGGAGATGAAATATATTGACCGGATACTTGACGGCCTGGATGAAGTAAACCAGCACGTTGCAAAAGATACGTTGCCTGATCCGGTAAAGGTAGATGCCTGCTCTCGATGTGGATTCATGATAACAGTTTGTTTTCCGGATAGTGCTGAGACAGGAAAAGATGTGAGGGTTTATGATGATGCAGAACTTGAAATAAAACTCCAGAACAGGCAAGCGCTCATTGATGCTGGTATAAAGGATAAAGCAAAAGAGCTTGAAGCCCTGGATAAGGAAATCAAGGGCGAATTCAGGAATGAAGCGTTTGATGGGAAGGAGCTTTTGATCGGAGACTTCACAATCAAAGTTGGATCCTACGAGCGCAGGGCCCACGACATTCCGGAAGATGTCAAAAAGAAATATGAAAGAGATGTTACGATCTTCAGGATTAATATTAAAAATCTAGCAGGAGCTATGTAAATGTTAAGTAGCCAGGTAGACCCCTTGGCAAGGGAGTCCCAGGGCGCAGACGTTATGCTAGTCGCCTGTAGCCAAACGCCTGACCATAGGAAGTTGAATGCCTCCCCTGGCTACTTTGAAAATATGGACGGCCTCTCTGTAACCTACCAAAACATGATTCACCTCAGTTTGGTCATAGCTTATCCTCCTTAGCTTCTCCTATCTAAGGGAGGCTGTCCTCCATATAAAAAAATGGAAGCAATAATTTTTATGAGCTTTGACGAATTCATACACCTTCCTCTAATTGAATTTACTCAGCCAATGAAAAACAGATTCCTTGCCATGATGTTTATAACTGGGTCAAAAGTAGATGAAGGCAAAGTCATTGTTCATACACTTAAAGGAGATTGGTTTACAATCTTTGGTGAGAAAAGCAAGATACAGCCAGGAAGTTACCGACATGCACAGATTCAGAAAGGCTATGGAGAAAACGCAGACATAAATAATTTTTTTGAGTTTCGATTCTGGGATTACAAAGGAGCACTTTTTCTTGGCTGCCTAACTTTTCCCATAGAAAGCTTATTGAAACCTATCCCAGATGGTGTGATAGCACAAATTAAAGAGATGATGGACCTATACCACAGGGGGATGGTACTTTGTAGTGACTGTTTCAAGGTCATGGAAACGACAAAAGCAGGGGGAACTCACTTTGCCGGCATTTATTGTCCGGAGTGTTGGCAAGGGAAAACAGGTAAACATAAAGACAAAGGAGGATGGGAGGCTGAGAAGAAGAAAGTTAGGGTCAATTAAGCATCAGAAATGGTGCTATAACATAGACGTTAAACGTAGGTCTTATAATGCTCAGTAAACAAACTTAAGCTTCCTGGACTAGAGAGATGGATAATAAACAAAAGGCGCTTAAATCGCCTCTCAGCGCTAAATGCAGTGAATGTGGCCAACCTTGCAAAGAGGGCAATAAATACTGTGGCAAGGTAGCCTGTCGGGTCCAAGCCCATTTCAGGCGCAAGATCGACACAAATATATTCCGTCTTGAAATGAAGGCCAAAATAGCTGGAGACGGACAAAAATCTGTTGCCAAAGAAGTTTTATCAAATATAAAATCTATGCAATCTGACCTACAAAAAGCTGTAGATATAATAATTGCTCAGGAAATAAAACTAATTGATTTAAAAAAATTCTTAAATAACTTTTTAAAGAATAAAGAATGATACCGGAGAAGATATTTGAAGCATTATCACGTTTGGTCATGGGGGCAAAGGAATGGCGCATACTCATGATCATCCTATCTAGGACGTTTGGATCAGAAGAGAGCTCTGTTGCATTAAGCCTTGATGACTTCGTTGAGGTGACAAAGATAAAGAAACCTCATGTATCTCATGCAATATCAAACCTGGAAGATAGAAACGTCATCAACAAAACTTCATTTAAAACAACTACAATCTACTCGCTGCAGCAAGATTCATCACGCTGGAGATCTATCCTTTCAATTAAACTTCCGGATGGTCTAAAGGAGCAATACAATGACGACTTTGAAAAATTCTTTGAGCGTTATCCTAATAAAATCTATAAGGAAGATACAAGGATTATTTACCTCAATCTTATGTCGGATGGAGTAAAGCCTTCTGAAATTGAAGGTGCGCTAACCGGTCTTATAAAAATTAATCTGTATAGATCAGAAAAAATGAACAAAGATCCTGATGAGCTCATGATCATGTATCCTACAAACTTTCTCCGGAACGATAAGTGGAAGGAATTCATCAGGTACAAAGGAATCTACAGGGGGCCAAAATTATAAACTGGAATGTCATTAAAATAATTCTCATGGTAGCGATACCACTTGCCTTCCTGGTCTATATCATCGTAGATTGGCTAGGCATAAAGGAAATCGTGATCAAATGGAAGATAAAATGAAAAAGAAAATTAGAGAAAAAATAGCTAAAATTTTCTGTGCTATGTTTCGTCATTCGATGATTCAAGACCAGTGTTTTGGTTATTTTTATTGTGGAAGATGTAGCGACCAGGTAGGCGACAGCCTGGCCTCAGTCTATTCGGCTGAAAATGTTGTTGTCATCAACCATAATTGTAAAAGATGCCTTACAAATTACAAGAGCTGTACGTGGATAGATAAATTTATGGTCCCCTGGCCATTCAAAAAGGAGGAGTAAATGGCAAGTGAAAGAGACAAACCCTGGGTAGATGAAAAGGGTGAACTCGTAAAGTTCGAAGATTGTAAGAACGCTGCTCACCATGCTATCTCAGTCATGGAGAAAGAGCTCAAAACAAGCGGTACTATCCAGAAAAGCGATAGCATGTATTTCTTTTATGAGCGCCAGATCCGAGTGATGAAAGTTATGAGAGATAAATTTGATATGCTCCACAAAATGCAGAAAAAAGTGCAGCGCAAGACAGTCAAAAAGAGGAAGAAATTAATCCATTGAAAACCATAGCAATCGATCTCGATGGTGTCATCTTTAAGTATGATGAATGGCGTGGAATAGATCATTTCGGTGAACCGGTTAAAGGCGCTCGGCTGGCACTGGAAGAGCTCAAGCATCAGGGTTTTGAAATTGTAATCTATACCACCAGAACCAATCCAGGAGCAAACCCAGGTTATACAAAATACCAGTTGGCAGCTAAGGTTGACAGAGCTTTAAAGAAACATAATATTCCTTTTGATAGGATAGAGATTGCCGGAAAGCCAATAGCTAAATACTACATTGATGACAGGGCAATCAGGTTTTCCGGATGGGGAGAAACATTATTCACAATAAGGCATCTAGAGAAGAAGTAAGGCTGGTCATTCCCAGGCTAACTCCTAGCCTGAATAAATATCTAGGTATGCACTGGACAGACAAACACAGGCTCATGAAAACCTGGCACTGGGAAGTTGTGGCAGCTATGCGTGAAACTTATAAAGAGATAAGATTCGATCACCCAAAGAGAAAAGTTAAGATAACATCATACCGGCAAAGGCTGTGTGATCCTGATAATCTTGTAGGGGGATTCAAGCCGTTGATAGATGCCCTTGTTTTAAACAATCTTCTGGTGGATGATAAGGATAAATTTATGGTCTTAGATCCTCACCAGGAAAAGGATCCAAAGAATCAAAGAACAGAAGTAATTATTACGGAGGTGAAAGAATGAGAGTAATATCAGCATTTCTTAAGGACAATCTTCACTACATCATAGGATCCTGTGTCGTTATAGTTTTAGTCTTTCTTGTTTTACAGTGGCAGCGTGCCGACAAATACTACGACAAGTACCTGGTTAGTGAAGGAGATTTTCAGGCAAAGAATAAAGCCTACATTGAGCTCAAGAGAGATACGGATAGAGAAAAAGCTATCTTGGCCAGGGAAAGAGATGAGGAAGCACAGGCCAGGGCAGAGAGAGACAAGGAGATTAATCAGATCAGAGCTGCCGGCAGGAAGAAAGATAAGGCTTTGGTAGAAGCAAAGGCTAAGATCAAAGAGCTAAGTCCGGATGAATTAACAACTAGCCTTAACCAAAGAGTTCCGGACCAGTTCACCCTTTTAGGCACAGAAGATTTCAGGCTGACAAGGTATGGAGGAGAGGCAACCCTAGGGCTCTTCATGGATGGAGAACGTTGCGCAGAAGCGCTCTCAGAGAGAGATTCTGAGATAGAAAAGTACAAAAATAAGGAAAAGAGCTTTAACACAGAAATTTCAAAGGTTCAAACTGCGCTCACAAAGACGGAGACAGCCTTAGCTGGCTGTGATAAAGCAAGGTTAGCAGCAATTACCTCTAAAGATAATTTGAAGAAAGCATTTGATTCCATGAAGGTGAAACAGTTTATTAAAGGTGCTGGTGGAGTAGCATTGATTGTTGTGGTCCTAAAAGTTGCGAAGGTTATTTAAGCGTCAATAATTTTTAGGCCAAATTCGTCAATACCATTTGTCCTTTGCTTGAATTCTCCAAAAGCTTTACCCGATGAAAGGACGGCAACTTTATTTTTATATTTCCCATACTCTTCACCGGTAATTACACAACCATGAGAATCATCTTCCAGATTTCCTTTATGAAAAAGAATATGAGAACGACCAACTACATCACATATTTCAAAGGTATCGCCAAATTTAGGTGATTGAACTCTTTTGCATAAATAATAACCGGTAGGGATACAGCTCTCACCCTTTTGATTGCTCTTCCATTCTCTCTCAAGGGTTAAGCAAAAAGGAGTATCCTCATCAAAGAGAACCCCAAACGTTCCATCAGCAATATAAGCTACTCTGATTAATTTGAATTGTTTCATATCAAACCTCAGCATTCTTTGACTTTTTAATTTTCTTTGTAAAAAACTCCACAGCCGGCTCAACGACTCTAGCCGTAAAATAACCAAGCGCAACATCTCTTATGGCTCCAATAGCATCTGCCGGATCAGCGTCAAAGATCTCCATAGAAATATAAATTAATCCTATGGCCAGGAATGCAACCTGAAACTTTGTGCTTGAAAGCCATTTTTTAAATCCATTATTCATTCGCAATCCTCTTTTTCACCCCTCAGTCCCCAGTAAACACTTAGGACTTTATCCACATAAATCTGATCCTGGAGAATTCCATCTGTTCTTGGATTCCCTCGAGATCCACCATGCCACCTAGCAAGTGCAATATCCAATGGCCAGAGATTTATGTTGTTGGTAGATCTTACCCTGTCTATAAGTTGTCTTAAAAGTTTTGCTCCGAGCTCCGTATTTATCACCGGATTGTATAGATCATCAGCCTGACCCCTGAACCCTAGCTGCCAGGCTGTCGTAAACATAATCTGAAAGAGCCCATAAGAAGAACTTACTATCTTTGGATCCTTGTCCTTCCAGGCATCATCAAGCTTAAGATGTTTTTCAAAGAACTCAGGCTCATGTCGGTAAGCCCTAACATCTCCTGTGCTCTCAACCGCAGCTATGGCTTTGAGTAAGTTTTTTTCAAGCCGGTATTTCTTGGCCATGGTGCAAAAGACTAGATCAAGGTCTACGTTTGCTCTATTCAATTTAGTCCTCCTGTTAGGGTGTTTCTTCTTCTTTTTTTTATTTTTCTTTCTGGACAAGGAAGCCTCCTTCTTTGAGCTCTTTGTATAAAGTCATAATCTCATTAGCTTTTTCAAGAAGTTTATCATATTCCTTCATCATTTTTTCTCTTCTATCTTTAATCTCCCACTCAGGAGCCATTTTATTATTTGCAAGCCAGTTAAAATAATCACCTCTAAGCTGCATAGCTTCTGACTTTATTGCTCTATGAGATTGAAGAAGAACCTTGTCAGGTTCCACGTTCCAAGTACGCAGCCCTGTAAAAAATCCTTTAATTTCTTCAGAAAGAATCCTTACTCTTCCATATTTATCAGGCTCTTGATTCCAAGCATCGATCAAAGCCTTCATTTGATAGCCGGTTAAAGCTCCTGCCCTGGGCTCAAACTTCCCTGCCCTCAAGCTTTCAGTTAAGCTCTTGGCGCTAGGGATAGGAGCAGAGGCCGGCAACCAGAGAAGCTTCGCGATTTCTGCTATTCGCTTAAAGAAGCCTCCCTGTATCTTAGTCCCCCAATACGGCTGCCGACCTTCAATTAATATCGACCAAGCATCAAAAACAGGATGCGCAAAAAGATCTATAGCATCCTTGAAGGTATCAACATCACCTCTCACAAGAGACTTAATGCCTCTTTCTATATCACCGGTAGGCCAGATATATGTTAAGTCGAGTGCTTTAAGCTGACCCTCTTTTCCTCTGAAGTAAGCGAAAACTCCGTTCTGCCTGTACTTTGGATAAAAGGTTTCGAGCTTTTTCGTCTGTTCATCATCCACATCAAATATTTCTTTGGATACTTTTGCAAGCATAGTCGGTATTCCCAAGACAAAAAGAAGCCTGGCTAAACGCAAGGATCCTTTCGCCCTTGTACCTTTCTTCGCCATCTCTTTTGTAGCCTGGACAGCTTGATTGACTACAATTTTACCAACATTCCACCGGAAGGAAATAAAAGGACCCATGACAGGATAGCGCCTTAAGACTTCCACAACAACAGGAAGTTTTCTATAGTTCGTCATCCCCAAGTTTATCTCTTTAACAGACTCTTCGGGAGCCATCTTAAAGTGTCTGATATTTTTATAGTGTGAGGCTATCCTGTAGAGCGCATCCTCAAAGTTATATGCGTTACCTGCTCTGGCAATACCAGCCTTCAGTGTATGATTATAAAGTCTCTCAGGCCATTTGACAGGATCCAACTTCAACATCTCTTCATAGAATTTTGGTATCTCTGCTCCCCAGAATTGAGTCTCAGTAACGCCAAGCTTTACGAGATCACCCCATTCCTTTTTCATCGTTGTATTCCGGAGCATAAATGTTTTGATTGAATCCTTGTAGTAAGGAATGTTAAAGGGATTAAAAATAGAATTTCTCATGAGGATTGAAAACATATAGTTGCCCTGGAAGTTCCTGGCGTGAGTAGGAACAGACCCTATTGTCTTTGTCCACTTAAAGGGATTAGTTATGTAGCGCATGATTGCTCTTTCAACACCTGAAACAGCAGGATCAACTTCCTGAACGATGTAATTGTAGAGCTCAGGATAGACGTACTTATTTTTTAGCTCACCATAGCCATAGTTAGCCGGCAAGCGGTACTTCTGCCAGCCTTTTTTCTCGGCTTCAGCAGTAGTAGTAACCCAAAGATCAGGATAGGTCTGTTTGATTTTATTTAAAAACTCAGCATTGTAAGCCATTGTTGACGAGTCACTTATGGTTTTTAAATAAAGCCAAACAGGATCATGGATCTCACCAGCAAGCTCCTTCCATTCCCTTGAGAGCCTTATTCTCTTTTTGAAATGACCAGTAGGAATACGCTTTGCTCTTCTTGTACCAAAGCCAAATTTTCTCTCTTCGTTTAGTATTCCCTCAGTAAAATTATCAAGCTCTTCTTCCGTAAAATCTCCAAAGCGATCTGGATAATTTCTTCTTAGCATAGCTTTAAATCTATCTTTTACTTCCTTTGGAGGATCCCATCTTCTTTGCTGATGAAGTCTATAAAATTTTCCTATATATCTTCCAAGGTTAGCCTCAAAGGTAGCCTTAGTCTGTTCGGTCAAACCACCATGAGCCATGATCAATTCAGAAAGCTTATCGATCCTATCTCTCATCATTCTCAAAGCATCTTTAACTTCATCTGGCAACGCAGATCCACTTATCGGAACTTCACCTTTAAGGGCATCTAAAATAAGAGCATCGAGCGCTTCGTTCCTGTTTTTCTTCAAAAAGTTTTTTATAACCTTGGCTTCGTGAGTAGCTCCAAATATCTCAGCAAGTCTATGTCCAATTCTTTTGTCATTTACAGCATCAACAACTTTATCCACGCCCTTAGTAGACCAGAAATATTTCCTTATAAATTTACCAAGATCCTTCAGGTCTTGTTCGCTAGGGATGGGACCGAGATTAGCCTGGCGCATCTTCCTTTCGATCATAGCCTTAACATCGGGATGATCCTTAACTTTCTCAAAAGATTCCTTGAATATCTGCTCTGCTCTTTGACGTGTTATTCCATGAGCCCTGCCTATGTCATCATAGCTTTGACCCTTGAGTATTTTTCTATCCAGAATATCGCGCTCTCTTTCTGTCTTTGTTGATTCCTTGAATATTTTCTGAACCCTGGCTTCTTCCTCTGCTCTTTCAAATATGTCCTCCGGTCTCTCTGCTCTCCCTGGAATTACTTCTTCCATTTCAGGAGTAATACGTGCAGGCTTTACTGCCCTTTTAATCGTAGGCTTAACCCTGAGCTCACCCTCTTCTGTTATCTTTGGAAGGATAGATTTTATGTAAGCCTTCAGGGGCCCCTTCTCAGGTTTATAATTTCTAATTATCTGATCTGCCAGAACTCCCCTCTTTATCCTAGGAATAGCCATTTCATCAAGAGTCTTTTCAATCTCAGTTAGGCTAAGTTTTTCAGGAACAGGCGGAGGCTTTGCTTCTGCTACTCTAGGAGGTTTTTCAGGAACAACTTCCGGAGGCTTTTCTCGGATCCTCAGATCTTCAAGATTCCTAGAAGCTATTGCTCCGTCCTCTGTTCTTATTGTAGCAATTCCCTCTTTCTTATTTACGGCTGTTATCTCTCCGGTTTTCACTCCAGCAGGCGTATCAAACTCAACTGCATCTCCAGTTTTAAAAACAACTGGCTCTCTAAAAAGCTCAGGATAATCTCTCTTGTGCTGCGCTAAAATTTCATCAGGAATATATTCTCCCTTATCCAATGCTTTCCTTACGAGCTCACGATGAAATGTTTCTCGATCATACTTCGGTCCTGGAGTAGGCTCTTGTCCTGGCTTAGGTCGTCTAAGGCTATAGCTAAAAATGAATTGGTTAGTGCTAGGAATAATAAATCCTGCTTCCATATCTTCAGGCTTTATGCCTTTATTCTGTATCCTGGTGAACATATCAGCATGAATGATTTCTTCCGGCCTGCCCTTGTGAACTTCTCCTGTCTTTGTATTTTTAATAGCAACTTTGATTTGACTATTGAAATCTGCCTTTGTCATCTCGGCAGGTTCGCGATCTAAGAACCTTTGATACTCAGCCTCAACTTCTTCTCTTGGAGGAACGTGCTCATCTCCAGTAACTTCATCTCTAAATGTTGCTCTTCCTCTTCTGATCTCATCTGCCATATCCCATAGGTCTGCATCACTTTCTATTGTTGGGAACTCATGCCTCATAGCTTGAGCAAGAGTATCCATAGGCATGCCTGCTTTTTTAATCAGTCCTGGAGGAAAGATCTCTTTTAAAGAAGCGTATGGATAGTCAGGATTTGGAGCAACGCCACCTAGTTGATTTACTGCTTCATAAAATGGATTCTTAAAGACAGGCTTTTTTCTTGGCTTTATTACTTTAGGTGGTTTCTTATATGGAGGAAGGGCTTCTGGTACAACTGGTCTCCAGGGTATAGTAGGTCCTGGCTGCAATCCTCCAGGAACAGCAGTTGGCACAGGCTGAGGGATCTTAATTGTCCATCCCCCTTCAGCCGTAGGCGTAACATCAACCATGACTGCTGGAGGAGGAGCTCTGGCAGGAGCAACTTCCGGAGCAGGAACAGCTTCAGGAGGGGCCTCTCTGGGTGGTGGTGCAACTTCCGGTGGAGCTTCCCTTGGAGGAGGAGCTTCAGCCGGTGGAACTTCAGGCTCTACTCCTGGACGTGGAGGAACCTCTTCTGCAAAAGGCTCAAACTCAGGAGCTCCCAGTGGCCGTCCGTATTTATCTACCTGTCTAAATATATCAGCAAATCTTGGTCGCCTTGGAAGTGGTATTCTTTGAGCCTCAAAAGTTGGAATACCTGGAGGCTGGTATCCTGGAATCTCTATTACTTCCCTAAAAATTCCCTCTTGTTTTACCCTATTCCAAACATCACTCCATTGTTCTTTACCATGAAGAGCTTCAAAAACATCTCTTTCTTTCCTGCTTAATCCTGTAAGAAATTCCTCAAAAGGCTGTTGTGAAGGACGAGTAGTTATCTTCCTTAAGAGTTCCTTAAATTCTGGTTTGGACATAAGAATTTCTCTTTGTGCAGCGCCAACAGGAGGTGGTACATATTCACCAAAAGTTCCGGCCCATTTAGGAGGCTTCCCCTTAAACTGTTTAGCCCAACGATACATCTTGTATCCCTGGGTAGCACCAAGGAGCCCTGTTTCAAAGAGAGCAAAAAAAGCAACGTCACCAGGAACTTGTTTTAATCTATTCCAGAATCCCTCTTCTTCAGGCTTTCTCAAAAGACCTGTGGCTAATCCTGTCATTTGTGCTCTTGCTAAAGCCTGAAGGAAAGGAACTTTAGTAGCAATCCTGGCTGGTATAGCAGCAGCTTTAAATATGCCACTTATGGGAACAAAAACAGCAGCAAGTTCGAGAGGAGCTTCTACAAATGCTGTAACTTCCGGTGAGGGAACATAGCCTAGCTTTTTCTTTAATCCCTTTTTCTGCCATTCTTTAAACGTTTTATAAAACTCTGGCTGCCCTGCTATTTTGCCTACAGTATTAAGTATAAATTCTTGATTCCTTAAAGTTAATCCACTAACAACAGCCTCAGAAGCGATTGAGGTAGCCTGTGCCGGCATAAGGCCTACGCTCTCTGCATACATAGAAAGACCAAGATCTCTCATCTGCTGCCAGAATCCAGGCTCTTTAATAAAATCCTTAACCCCCTTTTGTGCTTCGGCTGCCCTGTACTTTTTACCTGCTTCTTCTAGCTCTTTCTTTCGAGTAAGCTCTTCTCTAGTTGGGAGCTCACCTATTATTTCATATCCCTGCTCGCGGAGATCTCTACGAACAAGGTTTCTAAGATTATTTGGAATGTCCTGAGATATGCCTAGATCATGACGAACCAAGCCCCTGAGCATATCTTCAAGCCCAAAAGTTTCTGGTCCTGTAGGGCTTATGCCAGGGAAAGGTTCTTCTATAGCCATTATCGAAGTTGACTTAGAAGCTTCTGCGCCATCTGTCGCGCTGTGGCCTCATCAAGGTTCCCTTCCTCCATATACATTTGAGTCATCATCTCAAGCATTCTTTGATCGATCATGCCCTGTGCAGTTGCTTCTTGTCCAGGAGTCAAGCCGGTCCTGGGAGACGGCAATCCCCCAACTTCACCTGGCGCAGCGCCTGGAACTACTCCTGGAGTTATTTCTCCTGTAGGAGGCTCAATCGCTCTAGTGTTTCTGACATTGATAAGGAAGTTCTCCTCTCCAGGAGTGAGAGTTTTTCCTTTTGCAAGATTAATCCAAATCTCCATAAGGTAAGTAAAAGCCTTGCCTCTATTCTCTGGAGAGAGAGGATCTGTAACCTTACCTGTTGAAAAAAGAGCTCTATTTTTTGCTGATAATTCATCACCCTTCACTCCTTCGGCTTCAAGGAAATTTATCGTATCTTTTACAATAGCTCTCATCTCTTTATTCTGCTCTTCAGCCGGTTTTTGTTTTAGCTTCTCTCGCTCGAGCTCCAACTCTTCTCCTTTAAGCCTTGCTCTCTCAGCTTCAGTCACAGCCTCAGCACCCCTCAACATCAATCCTGGAACTTTAACTTCTTTAATTTCTTTTTCTAGCCTTGTCCCCATAGCAGCCTGACCTATCATGTCAGTCAAAGAGCGTTCAGTTAAAAGAGTAGCAGCTTGAGCAGTCTCTTTAGTCCAGGGCTTCTGAGTCGCGGTGCTAAAAGCTAACTTAGCAATATCAACAGCATCTTTTCTCATGGCTTCTACCAAGGGGCCTGTATCCTTTCCTTCTTGTTGAGCTTTAAAAACAAGAGCTCTATGGCGTTGCATTGTCGGGTCCCGAGAAAGCTGATCAGTAAAAGCTTGGTGCATTCTTGTCATCATGTTTTCATGGCGTTGGGTCTCGAGTTCTCCATAGCCTCCCATTCGCTGCTTAAGAAGCTGAGATTGCATAAGAAAGTTAGTAAAAAGCCTTATGTTTCTATTGAATTGTGATTCTGGTGTCGACATTAAAATCCCCCTCCGCCTGCTGAAAGAATCGCTGCCATAAGCTGTGACGGATCCATTCCACCAAAGCCTTGAGCTACTGGAGAAGCACTAGGACCAAAAGACGCTGGAGCTTGCCCTAGTACATCAGCGCCACCAAATGTTCTGGCTCCTGGAAGTGGAGTAGTTCCCAATTTAGCCCCTGGTTGCTGCATCTGCATAAGCATATAAAGAAGTAGACCTAGGCCTCCAATATCAATAGGTTCTTTACCTGTAATAGTTTCGGTTGCCCTGATGGTTCTAGGCTGACCAGCCTGACGGATTTGAGTTAATATTGCATCGGCTATACTCATAATTACCTCCATGCTCCCATCATTGAGAATAAATATTGAAGCAGATAATTCAAAGATTCTTGTTCTCTGGCATACTTCATCTCCTCAACACCTCTCATAAGATCTGAAATGCCACGCTCTGTCTGCCAGGCTATATCCTGCGCTACTCCTTTAGTTGCACCTGTACCGAGTAAACCTTGCCTTGCCAGGGCATCAAAAACGCTCTCCCTGGTTCTTCCTCCAACACCTCTTACAGTTTCAAATCCTTTGCCAAACATAGCAGCAACAAGATCATCAAGCCAATCTGCTTCTCCAACCGGAGCCTCTATGGGTCTTGCCGGTGGAGTAATTGGTCCAGTTATCGTTCCTGGTGTAGTTACCTCGCCAGTAGGCACTGCTGCTCCTGGAATGCCTATTGTTCCTGGTTGTGCTCTCATTCCACCGCAGCCTTCAACACATCTGTTATAATCAAAACCAGGATCCAAAGCCATCTGTTCTTTACATTTCTGAAGGCAATCTGCTTTGCTGTCTCCAGCAGGGAAAAGGTCATCCAAGTTAGCGTCTATTCCTTTACCTAAGAAATATGCCATGATTAAATACCTCCTGATGTTGCAAGTGCAGGCCTTCTTGTGACTATGCCTTCAGGAGCTCCTGCACCTCTAAGTATCTGAGGAAATTGACCACCAAGCATTTCTATAATCTTTGAAACCCAGGGAGAATAAACAGAGCTTCCTTCGCCAAAGCCACCGATTCGCCTGCTAAGAATATCTGCAATAAGAGGACTCATTAATCCAAGCATAGGATCCTGCCAGCCAGCCGGAGGAACTTCGGTTTCAGTTACTCTCCTCTGTTCTCCTGTTCCTCCAAAAATAAAAGGCAATAAACTAGAGGCTATCGTTGCTGCTGCCATCCAAGGAAAAGCCATTGTTACCTCCTATTACTCTTTATTTTATCTATTTTATCAAAAATCTTTTCATGATCTTGTCTATTATTTTTCTTTAGCTCACTCACACCATCTTTCATATTACTAATCTCAGTCTCAAGTTTAGTCAACTTTTTCATGTGCTTAAGACATTCCTGAGCTTTGCCAGGCCTATCATTAGGATTTTTGAAAAGAGTATCCTTTCTTCTGTCGTGTCCCTTCGCAGCTTTTATCTTAGGATAGAAATACACATAAAAAATAATAATAGCAACAAGAATCGAATTAATCAAAGTTCCAAAATTAAATTGCATTTACCTTTTCCTTTTAATCAGTCTGGTCTCCTATGGCATCACCATCAGCGTTTGCTGTCGGGACCGCATTATGAATTTTAACTGTACCATCATCTTCTATGAAAACATACCAAGCTGTGCCATTTGGCGAGTGAATTTTAGCATAGCCTGGAGTATTACCGCCTGCTCCATCCCAGAGAGTTATAGCGCCTACCCTAGCTCCATCTTGTCCAAGATGAAGTGGCGCATGAACCTGTAATAGAGTATTAGGAAACTCCCCATAAATTAATGGTGTAGCTGTATTCGTATTCGCTATCCATAATTCATTACTATCCGTAGTTATTTGTCCTTTTCCAGCGTTAAAACCGAGACACAAATTGCCTACCCCAGTTGTAATATTATAACCTGCATCTTTCCCGACTAGAACATTTTGATTCCCCCCTACATTAAGGCTAAATCCAGCCATATGCCCTATAACAGTATTAGCAGAATAGCTTTTTGTGGTTGCACCAAAACCTGCTCGATAACCTATGATAGTGTTGTCAATTCCTGTTACTGTATAATAAGCAGCATCAGCACCGATGAAAACATTCTGGTCAGCACCTACTGTGAACCTCCCTGCACGACTTCCAATACAAGTATTCTCATGATGTTTTATAGCGTAACCAGCTTGATATCCGATACACGTATTTTTCACATGAGTTTGACAAGCGACCAATGCCTCTGCGCCGATTGCTGTGTTATAACTTCCGGTAGAAATTGAAGCCCCTGCGAGATACCCGATATAAGTTGCGTAAGTCCCTGAAGTATTAGCTTTCCCACTTCGATAACCTATAGCTGTTAAAGCATTTGAATCATTGTTATACCCAGCTTCATATCCTATC